TGCTTTTCCGAGAAGTTTGTCAAAGAGTCCCATATGACTATTGTGTTCCTATCATGTGCTAGACTGCACCCCACCCACCGCCACGACCGACGAGCTCGTCGTACGCATCGGTCAAAGCGTCGACGATATCGTCATTCTTCCCCAGGGGAAAGGTTCGCATCTCATCGAGTAGTGTACGGTTCCAGTCAGCCGCGACCATGTACACGTTTCCACCAGCGACCTGACTCGCGAACGGTTCAGCGCGCACATCCTTCGCACCTGTCACTGGGAGGACTGTCACAGCACTACCGTGCAACAGCCGGAGCATATGCATCGCTTGACTCTTGCCAGCCTGGCCCGGGTCCTGCGGTAGTCGGATCCTGATGCCACGACCATCGAGAGCAGCTGTCTGCTTGATAATCTTATCCCGCTGATCGGTGTCGTACTGACCTCTCACGACATCGAGTATCCAGATGCGGCCATCCATGTCACGGCCCATTTTGACACCGACGGTGTAGTCACCACTTCCAGCTGTCGCTGCAAGGTCCCATGCGCGGGACATCTTCGCGATGTTCGGTGTCGCATGCTCGATGGTGATGCGGTCCGACTTGAAGAACGAACCCTCGCGTGGTGTTGGATGTTGCTGGTACAAAGCACTCCACCCGTAGTCCCCGGAGTTCGCGACCATCACCTCTTTGATGCGTCCGAGTTCCTTGACGTCGTATCTCTCTGGCCACAAAGCTTCGCCAGGCATACGACCGATCTGGTCCTTCTCCTCCGCGATGGCTGGCAGGTTCAGCACGGTCCATCGATGAGGTTCCGATGAGATTGCGCGAGCGGTGATGTCGTCGTGATGCCACCTGGTCGAGACGATGATGAGAGCGCCCTTCGGCTCGAGTCGCGTGTAAAGGTCGTCCGTGTACCAGTCCCATGCTTTGTCGCGGTATAGAGAGGATTCTGCATCCTCTCGACTCCTGATCGGGTCATCGATGATGATGCGCTTGAAACCGACACCGGTTGGAGGTGAGCCGACACCACGCGCCATGAAGGTCCCCCCCTCCGGTAAACTCCACTCATCCTGTGCCGCGTTGTCCTTAGACAGTTTAGTCCTGGACGAAACGATCTGTCTGGACTTCCTCGAGAAACGCCTCGCGATGCGCTCATTGTAGCCAGTGACCAGCACGTTCGCGGACGGGTCTCGCTCGATGCAATAGGCGCCATAGCGCACGGTCACTGTCTCAGTCTTACCGTGGCGAGGTGGCATGTGGATCGCGAGTCTATCGATCTCACCGCGCTCCACAGCGTCAAGGTGAGATGCGATGGCGATGAGATGTCGAGCCGTAAAGGACCAGCCATTCGGCAACGTGTCGCGAAGGTAGTCGAGATAACAAACCGCTGTCTGCGCGCTAGTTACTGTCCGAAGCTGGTTCGGCTGCGGCGGTGAGAAGTTGTATCGAGAAGTTCGCAATGCGCTCATGGAGAGCTGCAATTTGGGCAGCTGATTGACCATTGATATATCTCTCACTTTGCGCCGCTCGTGCGATTGCCTGTAGCGCCTTTAGACTGTCCTCGAGGACGGATGTCAGGAGGTCATCGAGAGACTTCGTAGGCAGCATCGGCGCCATAATGTCGTGTCGACTACCTTCGACAGGAGTCGTCATCCTGTCCCTGATCGAGATGATAGTGGTGCGTGGCAATCCACACGACCGTGCAATGACCGAAGGGCTTTGACCAGCAATCAAAGCCGATTCGACCTGTGCCAGCATCTCTGGTTCTGTACTGTTTCCTCGTGCCATGATGTTATTCTGTCTCATCCTGGCGCACTCTGCGCCTGTAGTGCAGTTGTCCGTGGCACATATAGCACAGGACCTGCACATCCTCCATCAACTCACCACCGAGTCTGATGTAGGTGATGTGATGCACATCAAGCTTGTAGCCGTCATCCTGTCGACGGCCACACTGCTCGCATGTTCTACAGCTGCGTTCGAGCGCCTTCGTCCTGATGTCCTGCCACCGCTGACTCCGCATGTACTTGCGACGATAGTCGCGCCATGCTTCGTCGACCTGGTCGCCGGACGCTCCGATGGCCTTGAGCAGACTGTATGTGTTGGACCATGGTTTCGCCATGATGGTCCTTATGATGTGGTCCGTGTCCATGTGATCTCATCCTTGATCGGGTGATCTTCACCGTACATCCAGTCAGCTGCAAACAGCGACTCTGGATCGAGTGTGAGACCTTGTAGAGTCTTCGACTCAGGTCCTGTGTGCATGACGAATGCTTCGTACAAATCGGAATATCGGATGTAGACATCGTGATCAAAGCATACGCGTGTGATCGGTTTGCCATGCATCAAGTGTTGTATTACTTCAGAGAACTTCATTCGATCACCGTCCAATCTCGCGCCAGGACATCGGTTCCCGACAATGTAGCAAACCCCTTGCATAGCCAAACACCTGCACCATCGAGCTCGTAGCGCATGAGTGCACCTTCGACAAGTCTAAGTTTCCAGCGAGCGCCATCACGCTGCACAGATGTGCCACCACGAATGGAATCCATAATCACATCAAACGTCTTCCGTGTATAACCTGTGTTGACACCTTTTCCACAGATCAAGAAATAATCGACTCGAAGTGATGGCTCAGTCGAAAGCCACTTGTTGAAGCGTCGTGAATCGATGCCATGTGTTTCAATGGCATCGCGACGATCTATCCCTTGAACAACCATGTCTGCGACTTTGGAAACGATTTCTCTCTTTTCCTTTAGCGTATGCACAATGTCGCGTGGTGTTGATTCTCCACCCTGACCTGCTTGATTGAGCCATCTAGATATGATTGCGCGTGGCTCTCCGATGAGTGCAGCTGATTTGCTGATGCTGTGTCCTTCAGCCATCAGTGACAATACCTTTGAAAGCATTTCTGCTTTTTGTTCTGGTTTGTACATTGATTATCCCCTTCAAAGTAAAACACCAGACACATCCCTGATGATGTGCCTGGTGAGACAGCGAGTGGCAACCGTTTCGGTCTACTCGCTGGCGTCCTCGCCGAATGGATCGGATATGTCATCGGTCTTGATGACAGGCTGCGCGATCTTCGTGAGCTTTTTCTTTGCAGTGACTGGAGAGACGGACACGATTGCATTCGTCTGATAACCGCGTGTATTGAGCTTCGCATCGACAGTGACCATCCACTCCTTAGCCAGGAGCGAATCGATGTCGAGGTTATGAAACTCAGATGAAGTCAAGCGCCGTCCCAGCATGCCATCGAGCAGGATAGTCAAAGCTGCTTTGTCGGAACCATAGCCTTGACGGGTGAACTTCATGAAGCGGAAGGCGTTGCTGTTGCTGTCGCCATACTCAGTTGTCTCGAATGTAAACTTAAAGTTCGGGACCATGACATTCGGATCATCGTAGGATGGTCGGTCGATGCTCTCGACATTAGCCAGGCGGCAGACATAAGATCCTGCGACGGCTGCCTCAAACTGTGAGCTGCCATCGCTGAACGTGGCAGATGAAAAGAAACCCATTTTTGTATTCTCCTTCGGCCATAAGGCCGCTCAGTTGACAGTGCTGGCTCAATCACCAATCCAATAGTTATTACACCAGCACCATCAAAGTTGACATTATCAAACATCAGACCATCTGTCAAACATAAAGTTGATGCTGTTCCTGTGGGCCAGCGTAAGCGCCCGGCCCGCAGGAGCAGTTTCAACTTAAGAGCCCTAAGCGAGCACACTTACATGCTCGCAGGGGGGGTTTCCAAAGGGGGGTTTTTCTTCTGTTGTTCCCGTTTTCTGATACTTAAGGGGGAACAGCACGGGAACAACAGCGGGAACAACAGAAAAGGCCTAAAGCAGCCCTGTCGGACGGTACATTTTCGAGTTCTTCGGACCCTTGTCAAAAGTGACAATACGACTTGATTCGAGGTCCGCGAGTGTAGCCGCCACGACAGATTTCCTACTGCCACACAACTCAGCGAGACGTGTCTGCGTGATGCCTGGTTCGCCACTGATGAGCTCAATGAGCTTCGACCGGATCTCTTGTGTGATGACCTCACTCCTGGCGCCAGCGTCAAGCGTCCGTACCTTCGTCAGTCCATCTTCGTCCCTGATTTCAAAAGTGACATCGATGGCGTCCTCATCGCTGATTAGACGGCCCTTCGTGACGTACATGCGGTACAACCCGTTTGCCTGCTTCTCCACCGAATAGGCCATGTCAGCAGCTGCGACAATCTCCGCAGCGCCGCGCATACCTTCGTGCTTGACGGTCGAGTCAGTGCCACCCTTGCGATTGTGGTGAGCGATCAGGACGGTGATTCCGACATCGAGCAGCTTCTTGAATGAGTCGTAGAGTTTCCTCATCTGACTGTTGTCGTTTTCGTCCAGGCCATGCACACGCACCAGAGAGTCAATGAGCACCAGACCAATACCCTGCGACTGGCAATGCTTCACGATTCGTTCGACATCGAGCACATTGTCCAGCCTGATGCCGACTCTGTTGA